CGGGCATCAGGTAACGCTCCAAACTTCCTGCCTAAGTAGTTGGCCAAGTCTTTGCCAACATCGCCAAAGACAGCCCTTCCAGCCTCGCCCATAAGATTTGCCATTACGCGATCCCTGTATTTTGAGCGCCAGCCAATGCGCCTGCGTCCGACATTATGTCATCACTGTCCCGCTTTTCTACGTCATAGGCTGCATTGGGCGATCTGATGTCAGAAGGATTTAGAATAATCATGCTGTCTGGCGAATATCGCTGCGTTTCCAAATCGTCACGCAAATCCATAAGTTGATTTTCACGGGTTATTTCCTCTGGTGTTCTAAAATTCATTGGAGAATTTTGCATATTATAATTAAGAAACGCCTGCACTCTCTTCTCTGCCTCTCCTCCAGCCAGTTGAGCGTCAGCATCAGGTAATGTAGCTTCTGGTGGCCTTGCCGCCTCAAGTCGAGCATTTGCAACGTCACTTAAAGTCGCTAATTCTTTTTTTATCTCAGCGATCTTGGACCTTGCTTCTGGTAGGATTTCCCCCATGCCTCCTGACGTTGTTTCCACGATGTTTTTATACACAATGCCATCGTATCCAGCCTTTTGAATTTGTGTGTTAATTATCTCAAGCAGTTCTCTGTTTTCCATGCTGTCGATCCAATCATCTGGATCACCATATTTACCAATGGGATCGCCCATCGCAATGTCATCGAAGGCTTCCATTATTTCGTTTATATTTATACCAGAGCTTTGGTATTGTTGCTTTTCAAGTTCTTCAATTACTTTGGAACTGTTTTTCCAATTACCAACGTCAGGCATTCTAAGTGGATTATGTACGTTTATACGAACGGGCATGACCTTTGCGTCTGGTATGATTGGTGGGTTGTCGCTATCAAAATCACCATAACTTGGAATTTCTTTCTTGGCTCTCGCAACGGCCAGAAGGCGCTCATTTGCCTGTTCTGGTGTGCCAACGTGTACGCCCAGATCAAGCATATTTTGATCAAACTCTGAGAAGTCGCCACGGGTGCCGTGATAATACATATCTGGGCTAAACTCTTCAAAGAACGCCTGATCTTCTGGCGATCTACGCAGCGCACCTAACGCTGTTTGAGGAGAATTTGAAGCAGTCATCGGAGGCTCAATACGTTGAGCATCTAACTCTGGCAGCACTCCAAACTTTCTGCCTAAGTAGTCGGCCAAGTCCTTGCCAACATCGCCAAAGACAGCCCTTCCAGCATCACCTATAAGATTTGCCATTACTGGGCCTCCTCGTCTTCATCTATCTGGCTTAACGCACCCAGACCAACTGCCACTGGGGCTGTTGCTGCCGTGAGGTTTGGTAGCTGCGATAGGCGCGGATCAAACATTGCATTCGGACTGCGTACTTTTTTGGGATCAAGCTCAACCCTGTGCGTGGCCCCCGTTGGGCCGAAGCCAAAAGTTGTTCCCGCCCTTGGCAAATCAATGGCGTCAAATCCTGCGTTTCGATAGACCTGATTTAAAATCTGGCCCGGCCCAGCTTGGTCGGGGTCATAGTAATTACTGTTGTAATTGGTTCTAAATATTCTTTCTAAATCTTCTGCGTCAATTTCGCCATAGTCATCAAGGTGCATATATAGTTCAGACCTAATATTGTCATATGCGTCAGTGCCATTATCTGGCAAGTTATCCAGCAAGTCATCAATAATATCAACCGCTGGCCCCTCGCGGTCAAAGCCATAGCTGTCATCATTGGCAAGCTCTTCAGCGCGTTCTTGTACGGCCTCACGGTATTCTATCTTATCGGGGTATGCCGACTGATCGATTTCTTTCTCTGCATCGTCAATGTAATCCGCTGGGTCTAGCTCCCTGCGTCCACCCTTAAAGACGGTGGCGTCTCTTCCCTCAATGATGACAGGGTTTTCAACGCGATCCACCAGCTTAACAACCTGACCGCCACCTCGCGTAATTCTGTACTCTGCCAGTGCCTGCATAAAGCCGGGTGGGAACGATCCTGACCTAACCGTACTGTCTGGGTCTGCGGTGCCAAAAACATCTTCAACAAATTCTTCAAATTCAATGCCGTCACCCGTTGAGAAATAATCACGGCTCATTAATTCATTGTAACGATCAACAACTTTCTGTGCATCCTTGGGATCGATGTTTGAATTTCTAATGGCCTGATGCTGCAATAGCTGGGGTATTAGCTGCACTTCAGCCTTGTTCATATCATCAAACATAAAATTGGCGGCGTCATACAAATTACTGCTGTCAGTAATTCTATCAATCTCCATATTGACTTGATTTCTTACGTCTGGGCCTGTCAGGGACGCATAATTATCGCCTGCGTCACTAGGGTCGGTGGATGTGTACAGACCGCCCCCACTGTGCGCCTGACCGCTGTATGTGCCGCTCTCTGTGCCTTCCAGCTTGGCCTGTGGGTTCATGTAAACGTCACTGGGGTCGGCCATGTATTCTATTTCATCAAAGCCGCCGTGATACCGATCTGCGTCGAAGTCAAAGCCACCCTCACGGCCACGCTCCAGCCTGCTTGCCGTATCAGTCGGCAGATCATAGTTCTCCACTAAAAACTGCTTGTCAGCGGCTGAATACATTTCGGGGGTGACCTCTGCGCCACGGCCCATGCCTAATAAGTCGAGAATTTTACGCGACACGTCTTTCCCGACATTTCCGAAAACCGCTCTACTTGCATCACCTATAAGATTTGCCATATCACCACGCCTTGCAAGACCAGTATCTGGCCTTAGTTTTGGGGCCGGGGTTATCGCAGTTGTGACGCGCCCTAAAATTAGATCGTCGGCCCTTTTGGTTTTTCTTAATGGTCATGTTGGGATCGCCAAAGGTCACGCGCTTTACCCTATCGCCGTCCGTAACGTATACCACAGACTTCTTCTTGCCGTAAGAGGTTTCGCCCTTGGAAATGCGGCGGGGGTTGTTTAGCTTTACGCTCTTGCCCTTGTACGTTGCCATTAGTCTGTGTCCTTTGGTATTAATGTGTCCAGAACATCGTCCAAAGTAGTGTTATGATCAACAATTAATTCTCCACCATGAAATCCACTAAACCCCGCCTGCCCGTGTTCTGTCGCCATAAAATCTCGTCGTGGAGAATAAGGCAGTTCGTGGTCGCTAATCCGAACATCTCCAGATGGTGTCTCAACATAATAGCTGCTTACATTGCCGTTTCTATCTGTTGATTTTTTCACGTTGTAACCTAACTTTCTGGCCTCACGGGCTGCAAATAAAAGATTGTCTTTTGTGGCAATTCTTGCCGCCTGTTCAGCTTCGGCTTTCATAATTCTATCAAGCATATTGTTGTGATATTCTAAATCTGCTGCGTTCTTTTGACCAATTACTGTCGGCGTTCTAAATTCTCTTGTTGCTGCGGCTGAAATCAAGGGGTCTGTGAAATTCGCGCCCTCTGCTCTTTGAGCCTTCAAGTCTCTAATTTGTCTAACTTGGTTCTGGCTAATATCAAGACCCTGCTCCCGTGCCGCACGGGCGGTTGCCTTTGGCGTGTAAGATTTTGCCGCAACCTCTGCCATAAATGGATTAGACGGCAACGCGCCAATCTTGCGGCTAAGGGTGTCAACAATATCTTGCCCAACACCCCTAAACAGTACCTTGCCTAATGTCCCAATTGGGTTTGCCATTAGTCGCCGCCTCCAAACAAATCATCATACTCTTGATCAATAATTTTTTGCTCTGCTTCTGATCTTTGTGTTTTTTCTGTAGCCCGTCTTGCCGTTCGGCTTGGAGCAACAAATGGCATTTGCTCTAACCCGTCTGGGCCAAGTGCCGCTGTAAAAGACCCAACCTTATCCGCTCTTTGTTCACTTAATCCAGTAACTGGATTGCTAATAGCTTGAAAGAAAACCTTTCCATTTGGTGCTTGTATTTCATAACCGTATAAATCTGGGTTGTGAATATCCCCCTTATAACCTATTACTTTATGTACTTCATGTGGGTAACCTTTTCTCCTAGCTACTTGGCCTCCTATTGGCATTAATTTAGTTCCCAGAGGAAGAGGTAGCTTGCCTTCAGAATTTAATTTTTTACCAATCTCATAAGGCAAATTCATCGTATAAGGCATATCTTCAAGTACACCCCTAACTTTGTCTATAAATTTTTGTCTAGTAACCTCTGCGCCTGATGTAGAAAAATCAATTACATTCCCAAACAGTGCCCTGCCTAATCCTCCAATTGGGTTTGCCATTATTCGCCGCCCCTTATTAATCCCATCATAGCATCAATGACAGATTTCTGCTCATCCGTATAGTATTCTGGTTCCCACTGACCGACAGCATACCCGCGAATAAATGCGTCCTTGCGGGATACCTCGTTCCACTGTTCAAATGGCCTTTGCTCACCGCGCTCTTGCACATCATTAAAATACATTTCAACATCGTGCTGCAATTGATCTGGCGTTTTTAGGCTTTGCAGTATCTCACGCATTTCTGCGTATTCTGGACTGCGTCGAGGAGCTTCATGCAGATATTCGCCAATAATTGCCTGCTCTAGTTCTTCGCCTTGCAAGGAGGGATCAAAGACTTCGATCAATGGGCTGTTATACCTATCGTCGTAGGCTTCGGTAAACTCTAACTTTCGGCCATTCTGAATGCCTGAGTTTCGTTGATCAGAAACCTCAATGTCAGAGAACATAGGATATTGCTCTCTGATACCAGCCAGTGCGCCGATTTCCCCCCGTGCGTAATTGTCAGGCATTATTTTTTCTTCTTCTTTTCCTTCAGCCTTTTAAAGTCAGCCCCATTGATTTTATTTTTGGGCTTGGCCTGCTTGGCAATATTTTGCTGCGCCTTGTTTAGTTTTTTCATGCTTTTTTGGCCTTTTTCTTTGCGGTGTCCGACAGGTCTTTCATGTGGACTAAGAACTTACTGGACGCCGTGTGCTTTGCGCCAGACATAACCTTGCCCTTGGCATCCTTGTGGGTAGCGCCCTTATGCTCGACGCCGTTCTTAAAGTAGTGCTTTACGCCTTTAGCCATTATGATACTCCATTTCAATTTCAGCGTCTTGACGCTTCATGTCTGCTTCAATCGCAGCATCTTCAATTGCTTCCTCTATAGCATCTTCTTCCCATTGCTCTTCAAAATCATCGGGATCGTTATTTAAAATACCCATTATTTCTTGCCTTTCCAGTTTACGCGCTTTGCAGATGTCTTGCGCTTTGATGCCGACTTGGCAGACTTGCTTTTGCATTGTGCCATTGTGGGGCGACAGGCGGGGTAACCTCTTTTGCTTTTAGCAGTTCTAGATTTACGGCCACAAGGCTTGCCTGTTTTGCAGTCAACCCAGCCCTTGCCTTTGTTCTGACCGAACCAGTCTTTCAGACTGTTGCCGCTACTTTTTTTTGCTTTTGCCACTTTTATTGCCCCAGTTTTTTGCGCCGACCTTGCGGCATTTCACTAAAGCGCCAGAGCCATAGGCTGACGGCCATGTCCCACCGTTGCGCGTATATCGCGCCTTGACCTTACTGTAGCAGGCGTCTCGCTTGGCTTTCTTTTTCTTTGCCGCCATTAGGTCACTCCGATTGCTTCAAAGATTCAAGATACGCACTGATTTCGTCAACCATTTGCTGATCCACTCTTTGCCTGTTGTACGGCGACATCATAAACGATCTAGTGTCATCGCCTGTTTTTGCACCAGATGCCCTGCGTGACGCAAAGTAATCCCTCCAGACCATACCCCCCGGCACATCGTATGGCAACGCGCCTGCATATTCACCAGCAACCTGATGACTATAAGTATCGTGAGGCGCAAAAATCAAGTTTCTAGGGTCGGTTGTATTCGCACCCCTTCTTGGCTTCACTTCTCTGGCGGGGCCATCCATAGTACCAATTGCACGGCCTGTGGCAAAAGTCGGTGTTGTTAAAAGCTCTCGCTCTGTAATGGCCGCTCTAATGACCCCAACATTTGGAAACCCAACTTTTACATATTTATCTTTATCCATTTGCTGCCACAGCAAACGTCTTTTTGTACCCGTCATATTGTTATTTATATAATCACGGGCGTTAGGGCTTAGAATACCGGGCCAATTTGGGTCGTTTGGCGAGTCTTTTCCTCCACCTTTTCTTACCCATTTATCATATTCTTTTGCGGCTTTTTTAGTAATTTTACTTTGCTCGATCATTCCCATTGTGGCGTTTGACATCATTTTGGAAAAGTCGCCAGATTGAGCAGCCATAGACGTGAACATCAATCGCACATCTTCTTTGTCTTCGTTTTGAAGAAATTCTGAGAATTTACCTTTTATAGTCATTGGGTCTTTTTCAGATGCCCATATGCCATCTCCAGCAGAGCGCATAAACTGATTGCCGCCTTGCATATTAACAGGCTGGGAAAACGTAGTGTCTCCAATGCCCCTAAGAGCGCCCCCAGCATAGGTTCTGTCGCCATACGCTGGTATCAGCATTTTGCCTTGCAACGCGCCAATATTTAATTCTTTTCTGGGCTGCAAAGAACCATCTGGCACAAAGTCGTATTGAATATTTTCGACAAAATCTGGTAGCTTCACGCTTCCCAAACCAGCAGGATCAAGCATTTTTTTTGTAGGTCGTTTGAAGATTTCTGCAAGAACAGAATAATCACCAGCATCAATAAGTTTTTGCTGAACCTCAGTAACGCCAGCCTTGGCAAGTTCAAAGGCAAGCCTTCCAAATAATCCTACTGGATTTATCCCCATCTACTTGCCCTTTTTCTTCTTGCCGTATCCGCTGGCGTAGGCAGCACGGCCCTGCTTGGCAGCTTCGGCCTTGGTCTTATAGACCTTGCCCTTGCTGCCCCAGCGGTAGCCGCCCTTAACCTTCATGACGGGCATTAGTGACCGCCAAGCAGCTTGTTCATCATTTCGTGGACATTGCCGCCATCAAGTTTCATAACTTTGACTTTAACGTCACCGCTTGGCACTTCCATCATTTCTTCCTCAACGTCTTCGTACATATCATCTTCGTACATGGCATCTTCGCTATCGACGCCCATCATGGTGTGGTGGCACAGCAGCAGGAAGTTCACCAACTGATCGTCGGACAGATCAAGGCCGTCTGCATTGTGTGGGAAGCCCATTTTTTCCATAAACAATTCAGCGTTTGCTTCCATGTTTTCTACGTTTACTTCAGCCATATCAGCCTCCTAAGTTATCTGGACGTAATCGTGGGCGAACCAGAGACATTGGATCGACCTGTACAGTGCTATTATAATTGCCTTGCAGGCTTGGCACGTTTGGCTCTGGCGGCTGAAAGACCTGCGATGACATATCCTTGGCATCGTTTAGGGCATTCATTTCGGCAGTTGCCTGTGCTGACTGGGGCATAGCGCCGACAACACTTCCAAACATTTCTCGTTCCTGATCAGTTAATGAGCCACCAGCTTGAATGCGTCTGCCAATCATCATTAACTGGTCAGACGCCTCTGGCGACATATCACCGGGCGTAATTGATTGCAGATAACGCATTACTAAATCTAAATCTGGGTTCATGTCGTGTGTTCCTTAAAGTGGGGTTCCATCGTTGTTGTAAGATGTAACATTTCCAGAGGCGTCTGTCTCTGTATATCCGACAACGATTTCATTGCCTGTCTCAAGCCTTGATGTATCGCCTGTTGCCGCGCCTATAAAGGCATCTGCGTCATAGACTTCGCCCGTGGGCGTTATGTAATATTGCTTGCCGTCTTCCCCAGTGAATTGCCTAAACATATCATCAATGGTTTCGCCTGACATATACCGCTGCATATAAGATGGCAAATACGCCCCACTGCCGCCCTTGTATTTGCGTATATAGTCGCCCATTTCAGCGCCCATAATGTCTTCCCTGACTGCCCCAGATGTCGCGGGGTCATCATCACTGGAAGTGATTTCAGAAGCAGGCTGATCAGTGTTTAAATTGCCTAATACTTCATATTCTTGGTTAGTATTAGGATCAATAAAATCATTTATATTTACGTTTGCACCAACTTCTAACGTGTTGCCATCTGCGCCAGTAATTAAACCCGTATCACCACTGTAAGAAGACCCCTCATTACTAGCCAAGGTGTATTCAGTGGCCGTATCACCCCCCAGCATATAACTTGCTGGAACATCATTTATGCTATCATATTTAATAGGTTCGCCAGTGTCAGGATTTAACACTATTACTTTGCCCTTTAAATCAGCCGCCGTTAGATTTGTAATGCCCATACTGTTAGCTAAATTTGCGGTCCATTTGTTGTTTAACAAAAGCTCTCCAACTGCGGTGTTATCAAGAGCGCCACCAACAATATTTCCAATTGTTCCTAAAACACCTACGCCGCCAGTTAATTTATTTGTGATAATTTTAGTTGGGTCTATTACGTCCGTAATAACGTCAAGCGCACCGCCCGATCCAAACAAACCAGCATTTTCGTTGTATGGCGTCACGGCTAACGTATTAGCAGTGCCAGCAACAATGTTAGATAAGGCACCATCACCCACAAAGGTATCCCCAGACGCTCCTGCGCCACCACCATCCACAAGATCAACTCCAGACGTATATAAATCGTCTGCGCTGCCCTCGCTTCCAAAAGTGCTATCAGACGTAACACCCAATGCACCGCCAACTAACGTATCTTCAAACTTTGTGCCAGTCAGGTTTTCATAAAGACCTTTGGTTGCTGCTGGCCCTTTGCTTGCCAATTCGGCTTCGGTTGCAGCCCTAGCAATTGATATGTCAGAAGCATTAGCTGCGGCTTGTGTTCGGTGAGAACTACCCGCCGAATCATAATAATATGTAGGGAGTGCGGCAGCGGCAGCAGCGGCAGCATTCCTAGCGACCATCGCAGCATAATCCATATCCTCTGAGCTTCCACTGTTACCAGTATAACCACCGCCCGTAACAGCGTTGTAAGCGTTATCCAACGAACCTCCGCTTCCAAAAGTGCCGCCAGTATTAACACCTAATGCACCACCAAGTGCTGTGTCTTCAAACTTTGTGCCTGTAATACTTTCATACAAACCATAAACGGGAATGCCATCAGGACCGGGGATACCAGCGCCACCCATATCACGCAGCATTTGCTCTTCGGCTGGATTAATGTAGGCCAGCATGTGTGGCTGATCCATTAACTGCGCCTGCCGTGGCACCATGTTAGCAAATGCGCCGTTCTGGCGGGGGGCCGAACCCTGACCGCCCTCAAGATAATCGTTCATCTGGCTCATGTAGCGATTGTTCATTACGCCCTCATTGGTGGCTGCTGTGGCACTGGCATTTGCTGTCCCTGCGCGGGTGGCTGCATGGCACTAGCGATATTACTTAACGCTCCCATATCGCCTGCGCCCATTCGCTGCCGAATCTCAGCAACCTTGTCTATTAAATATTTATTCATGTCCATCGGTGGCGGCTGACCCCCACTTGGGGAGGCAAGCGGGGGCGCACCCGGCTGCGGCGTTTCTTGCGGCAAGCCGCCGAACGCTGCGGGGTTTACAGGGGGCAAGTCATAGGATTGTGGGGGGAACATTCTTCATTGCCTCCATTTGAATTTTTGCGGCGTTCTTTTCTCGCTCTAGCTGCAATTCTGCCTCCAGCTTAGTAACCTTTGCCTGCAAGTCTGCCTGCGCCTTAGCTGCATCGATCTGCATGTCCTGACGCGCCTCTGCCTGCTTAATCTCAATACTGGACTTGGCCTTCGCCTGATCCGCTTGGATTTGCGCCTGCGTTCTGGCTTTAAGTGCCTCTGTCTCAAGCTGTGCAAGCTGCTGTGCGTATTGCAGCGGATTGCCCTGACCCTGCTGACCCTGCTGACCCATCATGCCACGCATGGCCTCGATTTGCTTCATCTGCGGTGCGGCCTGCACAACCTCTGCCGCACGTTGGCTAATAACGCGATCAAGTTCTGGATCGACCTCTTCAAACTTAAACTTGGGGTCTCTGAAGTTTGGCAGTGGCGGCAGTTCCATTGCCACGCCTGCCTGCATTCTAAGGCGATACAGCAGCGCGATATGCTCCGCGATATGCGCGATTAGAATTGGCCCCATTGTCTTCTGTGCGGCTGGATTGCCTGCCAGAGAGGGGTCTTGCATGAACTGCATGTGAACCGCAATGTGGGCATCGTGATCCTGCTCCAAGAATGCACGAATTGGCTTGCCATACATGACGCTCATATTTTCATCGATGGGGTCCATTTGCACAGCCTGCTCTGGCTTTTGCAAGATTTCATCGATGTTGTTTATGCGTAGCGCCTCGTACATCCGCTTGTAGGCTTCGTAAAGATCGTGAAGCTGTGGCGCTGACTGCGCCATTTGCAGGACGGCCTGCGCCTGCGAGATGCGCTGTGCGGTGCTGAATATGTTGGGGTCCGACACTGGCACGATGTCAATTCGGTCATCAAAGTCAGCGGCGTAAACGATTTCCGCTGCACCAGCCACTGCGAAGGTAAATTCTTCTGGCAGGTTTTCTGCGTTTAGAGCCGCCAGCATTTTAAATTCTTGGCCCTGCGAGTAGTGCAGTCGCTTGTGAATTGCTGAGAACGACTTACTGCCCTGCTCAATTAGGGCGACCGTTGATCCAACTGGCGCGTTGGGATTTACGTCACCAACATTTAGATCGGCAGTGCTGGCAAAACGCTGGCCTGCCTCAACCATAAAGCCAAGCAGATTAAACAAAGAGCCTGACGGCTCCTTGAAGGGCAGGGGCATTATGGCTTTATTCACGTCATCGACGGTACTGTCGAGATCAACAAATTCACCGGGACTGATCTGCATATCGCCGCCTTGAACACGGCCACGCAGCTTAAAGCCACCCTGCATATTGCTAAACGCTGCGGAATCTAAGAGAGCGCGGAGCGATCCCGTGGCTGCTTTGCCTAGTCCACCGATCATGTGATACAGGCCAAAGCCGTAGAAGCCCAAGCCCGGTAGGAACTTATAGCTCACAAACCAGTCGCGGCGTTTTTTTGTCTCATCGTCCTCGCGCCAATTGCGTCTGACGCTGACAACTTTCTGATTATCGTAATCGATGGTAATGACGTAGGGCAGCGCGACAGCGTTCTCGTCGGCCTCGTCCTCATCCATTTCTTGGCCGTCAATGCCGTCGAACAGATCATAGACGTGCATTTCCAGCAGTGTCATGGTGCCGTCTTCACTGCTGTCGCCGTACTCATCGACGCCCTCGATTTCGCCAATGGTATCGCCGCTGCCTGTTCCGATACCGTCTCCACCATCATATTCTGTCTGGAGATAGTAGCCGTTTTGAACGTACTTATTGTAATCGTTCTTTGGCATTCTAATGACGTGGGTATATCGGGGGGAGGTGTAGAGGTCTTTGGTCTCTGGTGCCACGCAGAAGTCTTCGGCCTTCACAAAGTCGCTGCACTGTCGATTTAGGTTTACGTTCCACCAAACCTTCTTGAACGTCTGACCTACCAGCGGCAGGTGAAACAGCATTTGATCCAAGTCTGGAAAGTATGAGACCATTTCGTTTTGGATTTGCCAGTTCATAAACTCGCGCACCCTACGGCCCTGCTCCTCGATTTTTTCGTCGGGATCGCCAATAATGACGGTCTTAATTGGACCGCCTGACGGGTAAAGCTCTGCAATGGCCTTGGCATTAAACTGGGTTGCCGCTTCAGCGATTAGGGGGTGAACAACGATGGACAGTCCACGGGTGGCGCGTTCATCATCGCCCTGATCTAAACCACCATCTGGGTCTAAGGTACGCAGCCCTGCCTTGTATCGTTCAAGCCATTCTGATCGGGAGGCTTCATCGTTTTCGTAAAAGCCGATTAGCTCTTGGCCTTTTCGGGCAAGCTCACGGGCATCGATTTCTTCTGCGAGGTTTTTGTCGAACTCTGCCTCACCGATTTCGTCTTGCATGTCTAGCTCTGGATCACCGATTAGAACGTCACCGTCTGGGAGTTCTTCGACCATCAGGTCATCTAGGGGCGATCCTTCAGCGAACGGAATAATATTTGGGTCAGCCATAGAGCGTCATCCTTTGTGTCTCTGGAGCGTAGTCTTCTTCTGGGTCTTCAGTGTGACCAAGGAACCAGCCCTTGCGTAACCTTAACCACGCCTGAGTGCATGTGTCTACTATATCGTCATTTTTTGCAGCCGGGAAAGCCGCACATATTGAGATCAAATCTTCGGCCCATTTGCGTTTTGGGTAGTAAATCCTGCCGTCTTCTAGCAGGGCAGATGCCGCATGAGCACGGGCCACCTTATCACGATCTGGGGAATATGCCAATACTGGCACCCCCGCCATGCGCAAATCAGCGAGAAGGCTTGCTCCGCTGGCCTTCTTCTCTATTAAAACTGCGTCTGGCTCCCAGTCATCGTATGCCTCCTGCGCTAACTTGCGTAGCTCTGGATAGTTGACTTTGTCATACCACGCTTCCAGCACGATCAAGCAGTCGTAGCCATCTTTCTTGAAGACGCCCCACGTTGTTCGTGCGCTGTAGCTTGAGCTTTCTTTTGTTTCAAAGGCGGTGTCCCAAGATTGGATTACATAAGACACTTCGGGTAGCTCCTCCTTTTCCCACGGCACCCACCATGACGCCTTCAGTATCCCGCCGCCCTTAGGGCTGGGTCGCTGCTGTAGCTGCCCAGCGGCAGCGTAGGAGCCAAGAGACCGCTCTAGGTTGGTGAGGGTCTTCTCATCCATCCTGTCGGGCCACAGCAGTTCGCCTTCCTCTGTGCGTGGGTCTGTGAAGCCAAGGGATGACCGCATTGGATTTGGCGCTCCAACTTCATACCGCGCAGGTAGCATTAAATGATCCCACTCTCCCTCAAGTTGATTTGCCAAAATATGGCCCGTCAGGTCTTGTTCGTGCAATCTTTGCATGATGATGATGAAGGCTCCAGTCTTTGGGTCGTTAAGGCGCGTCTGCATGGCCTGATCCCACCACTCCAGAACGCCCTCCCTAACTTTAGAACTATCTGCTTCTATCGAATTGTGGGGATCGTCAATTGCGATAATGTCTCCCCCATCCCCAGTCAAAGCGCCCCCGACACTGGTGGCGATCCTATAGCCTGTTTGATCATTTTCAAACCGCTGCTTCTGGTTTTGATCGTCGGTGAGCTTAAACTTGTCACCGAAGTGCGCCTTGTACCACGGGCTGTCGATCAGCCTTCGGCACTTAACGCTATCCCTGATCGACAGGGAGGCGGCGTATGACGCAAATAAGAATTTTTTAGACGACTGCGATGCCCAAGTCCACGCAGGCAGCGCCACGGCCACGCTGATCGACTTCATGTGTCGGGGTGGCACGTTTATTATCAGG